CTCAAAAAATGGGTCGCATTTGCCTTTAATGGGTGTCATCTTACTCTCCGGAGTTACTCAGCTAATTCAGCTACGAACTTGTTCCTGATGTTGCTGCCGAAATACTTGCCCTTAGACGGTGCAGCAAGAAATTCATTGAAGGTCTTGTTATCTACACCCTTATAAATATAGGTAGCACCATTCTTAAGTCTCAAGGCCAGGTCGCCAGCAGCGCGGGCATATGATTCAATAAGACTACTACCCGATACGGTAATAAACTTAACGGATTTATCAATCTTAGCCATTTTCTTTGTGTTTGTCATATCTTTCTCCAGGTTTTGTTTAAGGAAGCCATATAATTATTGTGGCTTGTACAATTATACGGCTTAATCACAAGGTTGTCAAATTATTTCTTGAACTCGACGAAGTTATCAATCCTAAAGCCCTTCTTATCCGATAACATTACTGCACCAGTTAAGAATCCACTCTTGCCACACCCTGTATCTAAAAATACCACCTTGCCGCCATTCTTATTGGAAACAACCATGGGTTTTTCGATGGGAATATTGTGAATAGGCATACGATCATGACCAACTATAACGGTTTTACCCATTGGTACTTCATCTATCCAATTGTATAATCGTACAGGGTATCCATCATCATACATCTCACCAGTAGTTTCTCCAACAAGGAATCTAGACCTTGCGGTTTTTCCAACAGGAGTATTTTCCCAGATACAGGGGTGGCTTGCTGCATGTACTAATGTGATATCGTCAAATTTATGGAATAAATCGGATAACATCTTATCTTCCACAATTGCTGTGTACATTCTATGGAATTTATCCATTCGATCTGCACTCACATCAGCTAATGTTTGTTTTGCATCCCTTGAAAAACTAACTTTATTTCCCTTTGCTCCACGGATATGCTTATCGTCGTGATTGCCAACAACGAATCCGGCACGACCATCCTGCATGGCACCATACATTGCTTCTACAACTTCAAAAGGATGATGGCCACGGTCGACTAAATCACCCATAGACATAAAGAAAAAGTTTTCACTTTTTGCAAAGTCGTGAGCAAGTTTGAAGGAATCGTAGTCCCCGTGTACATCACCGAATACCAACATTCCATCAAATTCATCTCTTACAAAATTTGCTAAACTACTCACTTACGCCTTTCTAAGGCCAGGGATATTTTTCCCAACCCATTCTATTAAAACATTCTTCTACAAGTTCTGATACTTCACCTTCCTTATCAGAACAATAAAAATCCATATAGCCTTCATGCGTATTATAGTGCTTATTTCTGATATCAGCAACGATTGCGCCCGAATGACGCCAAGAACAACTCCAAACATTGGATTCTTCACCCCTTAATTTATCCATAATTCTTTCATCGTCGGATAATACATTGACCTTACACCAGCGCATATTACATAATGCTCTATAGAAATCTTTGGCTATTTCTTCATCCTGTAAATAGGTAATCACAATAGCATCTTGTGCCATTTCGGCTTCAAGATTAAATACTTTCTTCACGTCCATAAGCCTTTTCTAATTTTCATTAAACGAATAAGCATTTCTTCATCTTCATTATCCCATTCTTCTTCCTGTTTATTAGCATCATCCATACCTTGTCGATGAGCTACAAAATCTGGAGCACTTCTATCAAAGTCATCATCAAAACATGCCAGCATTCCGTCTAATCCCTGATTATCATAAGAAGGATATTCTATTTCCTTACGGGCAGGTCTTTCTTCTACCCACCATTTATACAATGCCATTGTTTCTCTAGCATGTACAGCTTGATGATCACATCTTTCATGTGGTGGAAGTTTAGGATCATCCAAAGTGGATGCCCATTCGAGGTGCTTTATACCCAAATCAGGTCTACGGAAAGGATAAAAGAAACGATAAAATGGCATATGTTTTTCACTCCAAGAAGCCTTCTTTTTATATTCATCTGACCACAGATAAGTATGCCATGCTTGTTCTATTTCAACAAAATCTTTTAGCATGTTGAAATTGACATGCAACATTATTGTCGATACATCGTAATACGACGGAGGTAATCCTGTATTGACTACATGGTATCTGTCGTAGGTACGATAACGAATCCAATCTCTCACCCTATCATACCTCCATTTTACAGGAAGTATGGCAGCATGTCTAAAATCATGCTTTAACCAATAACGAATAGGTGCTTTTTCCTTGAATTCTTTGCCAAAAAGACGCCAACCCTTGCTGGACATAGATCCAGGTGGGTTATAATCCATCCATAACTTAAATTTTCTTAAATTTCTTTTTGCGTACTTAAACATGTGAGAATCCAGTCAGAGTTCATATTAGTGTAGTATTACTGGATTGTCAAGTGGTTAATGATTAGATTTGGAGATGAATAAATTCATCTTGTCAGCTTCAATCATAACTTCTTCTGTAGTAGGAGAAGTTGTAACCTTACTGCCATTATCGGCTACCGCAGATGCTTGATGTTTTGCCATAAGCACCTCAAATGCTAGTTGTAGCAATTCAAGACGAATTTCATATGGGGTTTTGTTGGTAGGTTTCATTATATTTCCTTTGTGTGTTTAAGTTCTTCTTGGTAGAGCAATAGAAGAAGTTGCCTGTTCATATTGAGATTGTAATTGTCCTGCAGGTTCCCCGATAACAACAGGTTTAGGAACTATTACTACCTTATCGGGATCTGCCATCATAAGAAATGGTGCGAATCTAAGTCCTGTTTCTGTACCAACCATGCATAAAGGTTTTTCAACTCTATATGCTATCATTGTCTCTTCAACAACTTTTGCAATAAATTCTTCACCCGAACCTACTTTAAATATAGCGATGTATGGTGCATCTTTCTGTTTCTGTGTTAGCATCTTCTTCCTTATTATTAATGTTTCATAATTGTATACATGTTATTTTTGGAGAGCAAGCAATCAAGCATCAAATTTCACATCCACCTGCTGTACAAGCTAACATTTGAGTACCTTCTACATTATCTTCCATTTCTACAATACCATCCCAATCAATTGATGCAGGCATTTTGGCTATTAGAGCTTCATATTCTTCTTTTGTACAATCTTCATAGGGTGCTTGCTTATAGTTGCCACCATCATATGGTAAGAATGATACACCCGACATCTCATCAAAGTGATTCCATACAAATGCACCTACCGCGGGCCATTCTTTTTCATGTACAGAAATTGTCACGGATGGTTTATGTTCACAATAATAATGTTGATAAACAAGCCATAAGTTAAGATGCTTGATAGAATCCAAATCATAGCGTAAAACTGCACCTTCTGGTGCTTTCTTTGGGAATGTAAATACCATAGTACTACCAGGTTTCATTACATCTGGTTCATGTGGTACACCTGCGATCATCATTGCTTTGGTTAGTGGGTCCTTAATATCACCACGAATGCGACGATAGTAGTATTCTGCATGACGTGGGTGAATTCCACTTGCTGTATCTGTTAATTGCGATACGGTACCCGATGGTTTGATAGCTGTGATAGCTGCTGCGACGGGAATACCTAACGTTCCTGCAAACTCTGCATTCACATTAATGGTTAATGCCTTAATTGCCTCAAGACGAGCAGGTAAATCAGGATCTTCTGGATTATTAAGTATATGATTGTCGAGAATACCTGTCATCGACACACCTAATAGACGTTCTTGTTCGGTATTGTCGCGCCAAATCTTACGAAGGTATGGAAAATGTACCAAAGTTGATTGAAAAGTACCAAGAATTGTCGCAATTCGTGCTTTTCTAAGTAAATCGTCCAATGTATCATTAGCACGAACAATAATTTCTGTCAAATTACAGAACTGATAAGGTCGTAGAATAATTTCTGCACAAGGATTTGTACCAAAGTCAAAATCTGGATTACGACGACCATTGGTTTTTACAATATTTTTAGCTGCTTCACGGTTAAAAATCCCACGTTCACCGGATTTTGATTCATAAAGTGATAGCCATTCTTGCATAAAAATACCAACATCGGGTCGTTCTGTATGACAAGCACTATTATTTGCCAAGGCACGCTGACTTTGTGTTTCCCACCATGCGCCTGCCTTGGCATTACGCATACGGTCATCAGAAAGGTTTGACAGAGAGATCATAGCAGATCTGCGAACACCACCTACAACAACAACTTCACCCACTTTACACATAATATCATGACATTCGAGACTATTTAGACGACGACCTTGTGCATTCTTAAACACTTTCACAACAAATTTGAATAATTCAACTAAAGGCTCTGGACCAGATGCTCTTCCTCCAAATGTTTTTAATCTAGAACCTGCTGGTCTTACTTTACTAACATCCCATTTCGGTGCTTCACCCGAGTATAACATTGCAATAACTTGTCTTAGAGCCTTTGCCCAACCTTCTTTACTATCTGAAACAACAATTGTTGATTCACTATCAAAAATCTTCTCTGGAACTTCTGGTAATTTTGCTATATATTGTCTTTCTACACTGAAACCCACACCTGTACCACATAATAAAATAAACATTGCTTCATCAAAAGCCTTTGGATCGTCAATTGGCAGATAGGAACAATTATAGCCCGATGTATTATCACGCTCTAAGGCTTTTCCAGAAGTCATCAATGCACGCATTGAAGGCATAACTTCAAAATTAGTCACTGCATCTTGTAATTCTTTTCGTAGTTCATCTGTTATGGTATAATTATGTTTCTGTTGTAGATGTTTATACATAAAATCAAAATAACGTTCAACGGTTTCTTCCCATGTCTCACGACGCTGTTTATTATCTAAATAACGTGCGTATCTTGATTTGGCAATATAGGTTTCGTATAGCATTTATTTCTCCGATAAATTATAGTCAAGTGAATGCACCGACTTTCTTCTTATGTTATTGTTTTTACCTGTTCTCTAGTATATTTTTGTAATACTTTGAAGTTATCTTTCACTTCTGGATACTTACTTATCTGGCCAAGGTGGTGGTTCAAAACATAGTGATTATCAATGAGAGGTAAGAGATAAATACCCTCTTCATCTTCTATCAATAACAATTCCACCGAAACAGAAATGGATAATAATGCAAATGTGTAAAATATTAATAAACTAATAGAACTTGTGCAGAAAGATCCATGGAATAGAATTTCCCACGGAGTAGGCCAGTTTGTAGAATCATAATAATCCAATGTACGTGACCCAAATGGAATAGTTGAGCAAAATTTAGATACTTTCTCTAGTTGTTTATCTAAAGGTAGATCTTTTATTTCTTCCCTTAAATTTTTCCAGAGACGAAGGCGCTCTTCGTTAGGAATGTTATTCCAAATCATACTTTTAAACTAACGGTATCCAGCGAATTGTGCTAGTGCTAAATGTTAGCGACGTAACAAAATCGTGCATATATAATATTTCTATTTTATCCGATGTTCCATTGTATTGCGCAATGAAACTAATATCAAAGGCTGTAAGATTTACTTCTGTACTTGTATCAGTTAATGTTGCCGAAGCTGGTGGCCCAACAAAATCAACAACTGCTGTAATCTTCATTTCTCCATTTCTAGAAAAATTTGTACCTACTGTATTCCAATTTATAGGCGGAGGTGTTATGGTAGCATCTGTTATATCATATAAAAGAGTAAAGAAAGGTGTAGGATCAAACTCTAATGATGGAATAACTGTATAAACACCAATGGGTGGTAATAAAATTACATGAGGTCTTAATAAGATGTCAGTTTGAATTGGATTTGTTACTTCAATATATTCACCATTCAAATTACCCATGAATACTCGGCGAGTATCTGTACATAATTTTAATAATATTTAATACATGATTAGCAATTGTGTATTTACAGATGTAACTTTCACAATGATGATACGATAATCTGCAGTTCGTTTGACTAACTCACTCACACTAGTAGGCTATACTCGTTTATACATCAAGTTAATAATACGAC